TGATGGTGTGACAGGGCCTTGAAAACCGTTTGCCTTGAGGATAAATAATTTTGCGGCTTACTGTGCCCGGGTGGCGAAATTGGTAGACGCACTCTTCGCGGGCGTGCTGGTTCGAATCCATTCCCGGGCACCAGATTTATTCCTGAGACCTCGCAGATTCGCGAGGTTTTCTTTTTGCCCTTCGCATTCTCCGGGACCGATAAATTGAAATCGAAGCTCATTTGAAATAATTTATTACAAATAGAGTCTATATAGGTGTTTGCAAAAATCGAATCTTATAGGTAAAATTTCATTTCTCTGTTGCCCGGGTGGCGAAATTGGTAGACGCACTAGCTTCAGGTGCTAGCGCCTTCACGGGCGTGCTGGTTCGAGTCCAGTCCCGGGCACCAGACCTAATTGTCATATCCCGTCAAGCCTCGGTTTTACGGGATTTTTTGTTGTCCGTTTTGGCATATCTCGTTATATTCAGGTTTAGATAACGGAAATTTAACGGAAACGCTAACGGAAATTCTCGAGGCGGATATGGCAGGAATCAGAAAAACTCTCTGCGGTACGTATGAAGTGTACGGATACAGACTTCAGGCAGACGGAACCAAACAGCGATTCTCCAAGACATTTAAAACACGTTCTGAGGCGAGACGATTCAGCGCTGAGTTAGAAATTAGCGCAGAGGAGCGATCCTCTTCAATCACGCTGGCCGCACTGATAGACGAATATATTTCAGAAGTCACTTCACAGAAACGCTCCAAACGTACGGAAGAAATCCGACTGAGACGCCTCCAGAGAGACAAACTGGCGACTAAAACTTTATCTTCTTTTACAAACAGAACGATTGAGAACTACATTGAACGGCGCCTAAGTGAGCGCGCTAAAAACAGAGACAACTATATTTCACCGTCCACGGTAAACAGAGAGCTGACAATTCTCTCTGACGTTTTCCAATTCGCTATTAAAAACGAACTCACAGATGTGAATCCTTGCCGAGGTGTGGAGAAACCTCGGGAGCCAGAACACCGAGAGCGGGTAGCCTCAGACGAAGATATACAGAAACTCCTACAGGCTAGTGGCTGGGACGGTCACACAGTGCCAAAAAATAAAATGCAGTTGGCCGTGGCGGCGTTCTTGTTTAGTTGTCAAACGGGAATGCGAGCGGGCGAATTATTAAAAATCGAATATTCTTGGATTGACGACAATGTGCTTCATGTACCTGCTGAGGCTACAAAAACATTGTCAAGAAGAGACGTGGCCTTGTCTGCAAGAGCTCGGGAAATTCTTAAACTTGTTATGGAGCTCGAGTATGAACCACGCATATTTGGCGGACTTAACGATCACAACAGGGATACGTTATTCCGAAAAGTGAGGGATAGGGCCGGTCTTGGTCCAGAGTACGATTCTCAAAACCGACTAATCAAAGAAGGGCTGAATTTTCATGACGGCCGCGCAACGTTTGCGACGTGGGCCGCCAGCCCTGATCCTGAAACAGGGGCGCCCCGTTTAGATGTCCTGGCGCTGGCGAGACAAACGGGGCACAAAGATTTAAAAATGCTCCAGAGGTACTACAGAGCGAGCGCAGAAGAAATTGCTAAGCGGCTGAAATAGCGAGCTTGGCTCGGGCGTGTCTTTTGTTTTCCATATAGTCGTCAATGTCTTTTGTGTACCAACGATCGCGCCCGTTCTCGGAGAATGCGTCCGGCTTCGGAAATTTGGGATCTTTCATTACCTCACGAGCGGCAGACGATCCAGGAGCAAAGCCAATCCGGATTTCTACTTCTGGACGGGAGAGTGTGAGCTTGGTTGTTTTCTGAATCAGCTTTTCGGCGATCTGACTTGAGAGTTTGTCGGCCACCATGCTGGACAATTTGTCATAGTCAATATCATTCATAGCTAGATACTTTCACTCCGTTATACGCACCATCCGGGCGCGTCATTAAGTTCTTTGTTTTGTTCCAGAATTTGATGATTAGTTTTGGGCTGTCTTTAACAATTTCCTCCATTACCGGAAGGAAGAAAGTGACAGCCTCCTGAATTGTTTTGAGCTCCTCTCTGGTCGGAACGTAGAACTTAGCTTTGTTCTTGTATGTCCGGAGATATAACGATGTCAGGTTGTCAGAGAGAGCACACTGCAGCTGATTGGCAAAAATAAGATCTTCTTCGCTCAATCGATCCTCCCCCAGTTCACTAAAGGTCACGCCTGTCAGGTTGCAGAAATCGGCTAGAGCTCTCATATCATCTCGATAAAACGTGCCATTGGGCAATTTAAGTTCAACTGAGAATCCGACATTCGTCATCGTGTCGATAATCACATCAATTCGTTCTTCAGAAATGCGCGGAATCTCAATCCTTCGACACGTGAATTTCTTTCGAGGTTTCTTGTTCCTGGACATTGTCAGAACCTCACGCGGTCGTTGAGGATCATGTCAGCAAACTCAACGTAGTAATCAGAGTCAGGACGATCGAATCTCACGTGAAAACGAAGCGTGTATTTGGTTCTGGATTCGTCTGTGATACCGAGGGTTTTGAAAAACAGACAGTAGATTTGCTGTAGTTTTTTCTCTGAGTATGGTGCCGTGGTGTCTGCGTGGATGACGATCGTCTTCGCCCAGGCGGGAATTTGAATGCTTTCGGTTGTGTGCTTCAGGCTGATTCTAGTAATGTTCATTTTGTTTCTTCCTTGATTCGTAATAACTGGCGGTCGGCTTTTTCGTTCATTAGTCGAGTGATTTTTTCGTCGTATTCCGGGGACTCAAGCAACAGATATTCCATTTGCCGAGACACTAAGAGAACATCAGCCATTTCTTCGTCCGTTTTTTCCATGGCCTCAGTCCGTTTTTGAGCGATGGATTCACCGCCTTCACCGTTCTCTTGCTGAATCATGAGACCGAAGTTCTTCAACGTAGCAGCGGCCAGTTCTGCGCCTTCTTCGGCCAGTTTGATGGCCTGAAGGTCCATGCCGTAATGGTTCGCAATAGCTTGTAGCTTTTCTTGTAAGTTCATTTAATCAGACCTTGTTTTCTAAGCCGTTCTTTAACTTCCTGTTTGATCTTTTCTGATCGTTCGCGCCTTGCCTGTCGTTCTTCCGGTGTTAATGTCAATTCCTTGTAAGCATTGGTGATGGCTTTGGCGGCTGCTTCTCTTGTGATGGGGATTGGTTTCCCGTCGTCTGAGTAGCCTGTAGAGTGAATAAGAGGACGCCAGGGATAGTCGTAGCATTCATCCATGTAGACATCAGAGGCTTCGCAAAAATAGGAGTTGAATGCCTGAGCCCAACATGCCATAGGAGGGCTCCAGTAGTTTCTGTACTCAACCCTGATTCGATACTTCCCGACCAGCTGTTGGAAGACGGCTTCTGTAAATTCCATTGGTTCTGTCATTGTTTTATCCATAAAAAAAGAGCACCCGGGAAACGGATGCTCTGAGTTTTGATTTGTTCATTTAGTGCGGCACTTCGATAAGGATTGAATCGAAAGGGAGGGACATCTGAACGTCTTTTTGATACTCGTCCATTTTTAAAAGCATCACCTTCTTTTCATCTTTCCATTTGGCGAGAGAAGAGGCGCAGAAACTAATCTGTCGTTTTCGTTCATCGAACTTTGCCTCCAGTCGCAGGGCCTTTTGATAAGTCGACAGGTTGATGTTCTGTAAAGCCTTCACCGCTGCTTCGAAGGCTTGAGCAAATCTGATTTGATACCTTTCCGCTCTTTTTCCGGACAACTTCATCGCCAGAATATTGAATCCCGTTTGCTTCATTCTGAATGCTGGAGACTCAATAAAGACATCCGGATTTTTAGGATGTGGACGGCTTGTGGTTGTCTCCTGAAAATATAGGAGACATAAAAGCTCCGAATTTCGAGCTATCAGGCCTCTAATAATCTGGAGCAAGTTGTCATGGCGGTATCCAAAATAATCCGCCACGACAGTTGACAGGACGGTGGGCACACCATCAATAATTTCTAATGTCGGTGGAGGCAGAGTGGTTAATTCATTCATTTTGTATTCCCAATAAAAAAGCCCCTCAATTTGAGGGGCGGAACGGTGTTAGTTTCTAACCGTAATTGAGTTCTTTAGATGCGAACTGTCACCGCACTATCGGAACTGTCTTAATAAAGTTGTCCCTTGTCTCGTAGCGGTAGGTTCCTTCAATTGTTGGTTTAGGAATAGTTACTTTAATTCCGTCATAAAAAGGTTTTTCCCTTTCAGCAAGTAGAGCTACATCTCCATAACAGTATTTGTCGTATTCTGAATCACATTCAAAGGCCAAGGCATTACCATCCGGCAAAACTTGAAAGACTCGATAGGTTTTTATTTCATCTAACCAAACTGTCTGACCATCGATGACGGTACAACTAGTTAAAGTTAAGAAGCTTATGGGTAGCAGCAAAAGGAGTTTTTTCATTTTCACTGGGTGTTTGAACTGGTGAGGGGCTCATCCTCCTGAAAAAAGTTTAGCGGCTTTCATGGCGATCTGTAAAGGAATTCTGATTTAACTGGATGCTTTTAACCTGTTTCTGCAGGTCTCGCAGTTCGTCCAGAATCATCTTGAAAGCGAACCGAACATACTTGCCCAAGAGGTAGAGCTGGTACGAAAAGCAGGCCACGCATACGCAGAAACAGCCCAGTAAGAAAATGCTTTGAAAAGTGAAGGTCATTGTTTTAGCCCCAGATAGAGAATAGGCTACTTGGCTTATTTCTTTATTTCCTTCAGAGTCGTTTCAACGGATTCCAATCGCTTGATGACGTTGCTTAATAATCCGCAAATACGTTGAGAAGAGAAAAAAACAAGTCCGGAAAAACAGGCAATGCTGACGACCAGACACAAAATATCGAAAACAAGTTCAGTGGTTGAAAAGTTCATTTAAGTACCTAAAGAGAAGAAAGCTCCTCGGTCCTAGAATTGAGATTGTCAAGAAATCAAATCTAAAACCAAGGAGCGAAAGTGGAATTATTTGTCCAGATTTTCATAGCAATTGCTACGGGTTGTTCTGCAGTATTTATGTACGTCGAACTCTTGAAGAAGCGTCCCTTTGCGCGTGCTGACGTACTTGATCTCTCTGGATCAGAAATAAGAGGTTCTGATGCCGAGAGGCTTCAAGCGGAAGGTTATTATCAATTAGTCGTTGAAATTCACGGAGGCCATGCAAACTGCCGAATATCACAGATCGAAATAAAAGGCGGACTCTTGGGAGAGCTTCCAATATTTTCCTTCGGGGAAGCAACTGAAAGCATAAAGTGCACGAGAAAAAAGATAGGTTTGAATATTGACTACGAGGCAGGGGAAAAACGAAACTTGTACTTTGCAGTTAAACCCACAGATAAAGAGAAAGGGACCTTGAAGATAAAACTCACATGTGATTCAATTTTTAGAATCTCAACCGAGGCATCCTATCAAATGCCCCAATACTTCTGAGGACGGCTACTTTAAAGTCCTTCGCTTATTTTTTCTAAATTGAGCTTACAAAGCTCACCGGCGCCGGTGAAATCCCTCCGGAGAGGCTACTGGCATAAAGGCGAAAATTGTCTTCTCCCGAAGGCGCCAGGTTCTTCCTTCGAAGAAATCAACGTCATAAAAATTGAAGCCCTCGTCCATGTATCTGAAAATGCAGATCTGATCCGGCTGCGGCTTGAACTCCGGATAACCGAACCATCGCTCTTCAGGAAGGTATTCGTTTTCGATGTCGTCGAACAAAGAAGGAGTTTGGTTGTCTCTGTCAATCCAATACCTTTCATCCGGTGCCGGAGGATATTCACCAAATTTGACTGGCAAGAAGCGAAAGAAATGAGTTGTATATGAAGATGTTGGGATCGGCTCCAACACTGAGTAATACGTTATGTCTACGAGGTCTTCAAACTTATCTGACCGCGTGATGGACATAACAATCCGATGTTTGGGAATTGATTCTCTTGGGTAATCCATCCAGCGGTCAATATAACTAATATCTGTCATTTTTAAAGTCCGGCAAAAAGAGGCTCGTTCCGGATGTCCATTAAAGCCTCAAGCGCTTTTCGTTCCCTCTCTGCTTTCTCAGCAGCTCTCTTTTGGCACCTGAGCCTGAATTCTTCCGAAGAAAACTTCATTTCATTTGCACGGAAACGTTTGACCTCTTCGACGAGTTTTTTATCCTCGTCAGAAAGCTCGGTAGGTACGCCAAGTTTCAGCATGTATTTAATAGCCTCCCCTGGTGTCATCAGGCCAGAGAATTCATCCATTCTCTTGTTGAGTTCAGCTTCATCAACCTGGGACTTCCCAGCAAAATAATCAGCCCGCTTCTCGAGTTCTTTCTTCTCAAATTCATCAGCAAACAGTGGAGCAGTCTTTTCAATTCGCGTGTGCATCCTCTTTTTTCTCATGGCCGCTCGTTTCTCTTCGTCCATCTTCCTTTTCGGTTTGGGATGCTCGAAGTAGATGCCTATGGCCCACGCGCTAAGGCCCCAGTTGGAAGCAATAATCCAAGGAAGCGTTAATTCCTCTTCGAAAGGACTGCTGCATAAAATCTTCGGAAGGCCTGCAGGTCTCGGTTTATATGGATTCCTCCAGGTTATTGTGTACCTAAGATCGGAAACACGTTGATCTCTCATGTTGCTATCCAATAAAAAGGCCCTCCGAAGAGGGCACGCTACTGTTTATCCTTTAGATCTAGTTCTATGTCGTGCTGTTTTAAAACCTTCTTTAAATACTCGTTTTCTTCGGTGAGAGCATTAGCCGTTGACACTAGTAATCGGTTTTGTTTGGTCAGCTTGTCATTGTTCTGGCGTATTTCCTCATTTTGCTGGCAGATTGCTTTAATCGTCTCAGCTGAGTTCAAAGATCCTTTTGAGATTTCATTGACCAATTCACTTAACCTGCGATTGGAATCATTAATCACTTCGATCTGTTTCATGTTGACTTTGAAACTTCGATGGCTGCTAATGGAATCGTTAATTTGAGAGTAGAAAATTAAACACATTGCAGCCAGAATTATCCCGATAATCCAGTATTCATTTTTCATGATTGAAAACCTAAAAAAAATCGACACATTTTTTGGGTGTGTCGATGGTGTAAAGATAACTACTTAATTAACTCGATTTTTCTTCAGCTCGACCTATAGCTATGTCGATAGCTTTTTTAATCGTTTCCCAAGCGCTGATGTCTATTCCGATTTCAGTAATCTTTTCACGCTGTAGGCCATTAAAGTTGAGAATTACTTGATTCTTTTTAATGCCTATACCGAGGTCGGCGATGGCAGCACTTCCTTGGCTTTTTCCGAAAACGTCATAGTTTATGACGTAGGCGAAGAAGTTTATTTTTGGGAATTTGTTCACCATTCTTGCCCCTTTATATGCATGCTTTTATTGATGCGTCTCTTTCTATCGTTCTAACTATTTTTGGCATGACACATGCAATAACTCGTTCACCCGTCCCTGCATAAAAAGTTGCCTTTAATGGTTTGCCTATTTTATTTGGTCTATGGAAAAGCGGGCTGACCTCAAACGCCGCTTCTAATTCTTCAATAACTTTTATCCATTTCGATTGATAGAACCCGAACTGTCCCGGTTTTTTAAGGCTTTCATTCGGTGGAATTACTTTTGAGTAGTCCGGATAGGTTCCTTGCAGGGGTGTAAAAGGAAATGAAAAATCATCCACAGATATTTCCGTGTTGGAAAATCTTATTGTGTTTCTAGTCTTAGTTTTTGCGACTTGTTCAACGACATTGCGAGGAATTAACACACTCCCTGTGCCATTCAAACCATGTGCACATTTAACGGCTATGATCATAAAAGCATTGCAAGCCACTATCTCACTTTTATCAAAATCAACGAAAAGGCAGTTGAGTTTGTAAGGAATATCGTTTTTGGGTATTGCTGAGAGAAGAACTTTCAGTTGTCGTTTATTCATTGAATAACCTTTTATTTAAAAATTATGCGGGTGGCCTTAAAACAACCACTTGTTTCTTTTTTACACGGGTAGTACATACCAGGATAGCCTTCAGGGCTGTTGCGACACGGGACAAATTTCCAATACTCGTGCAACCCGTCCTCAATGTCCGATAGCTCTATAGTTTCATCAAAGAAATCCTCAAGAGCTTCAATCGCTTCTTCTGCGTCAAGCCATCCATAAAGAAGGGTTTCACCATCTTCGCTGAAAATGACATCACCTGTCTGAACGTTTTTGGACATATTGTCTCCAATAAAAAAGCCCATCAAATGGGCTCTTTTGCTTCAAGTTGGTTGTAGGCATCTTGCATATATTCAAGCGAAGCGCCGTATTCTTCTCGCCAATAGGTGTCATCTTTGTTTTCCCTGATGCGCTCTTCTAAATCAAGGATTAAATCTTCAACAAAATCCAGAATGTAGAAGTGGACTTCATCTGGAACGTAAACGAAAGACTCCTCTTTTGTTTCGTTTTCGTGGTAGTCAATACATTTACCCATCCAATTCTCAAGAAAACGCAATACTCCCTGACCAACAAGAAAAAATTGAGGCTCTGTGATATTTGGACTGTCGATATAGTCAGAGAACGCAGCCTTTAGGTTGTTCAAATCCTGCTTTTTGTATAGGAAATCACTCACGTTCTTTCTCCTCCGTACCCTTCAAATACTTTCTGATCGTACTCCCGGCGGAGGAAAGAGCTTCTCGGGCAGCGACTAGGTCTTTATCAAGGGCCTTGCAGAACTCGTACTCTTTTTCGCGGAGGTCAATATCAAAACGCATCCGGTCATTTACATACTCTTCTCTACCAATGATTCTTTCTAGGAAAGCAAGGCCAGCTTCCAACTTCTGCAATGCTTCTTTATCCATGTAATGCTCCATGTAGTACCAAAATTGCTTAATTACGTCGAAACATTCATCGGCAATTTCTTGAGTTGTCCAGCTTTTTTCTGTGTCAAACAGGAGTCCTGATATATAAGTACGATCTCCAACATGCGCATAATCCCAGCCGAACCAATAATCGTCGGAATCTTTCATTTTCCCGCTGAAGGTCAGACCGCCATGAACTTCAATATCTCCCTCGATTTCGGAACAATTTTTGCCATAGAAAGGATGATTTTCAGGAACGGAAACATAGCCGCACGGATGTGTCCAGTGAGATAAAACTTTCCATTTGTATACGCCTACTTTCCCTTCGGCCAACTTCTCCGCTTCGGGCAAGCGCTTTTGATATTTCATTTCTTTGTAGATTGTCATTTATTTTCTTCCGGTTGATATGGGGCGGGAAGGGCCCTAAAAGCAATCACATCAGAATGTGCGGTTCCCCATCTTCCCTGCATGTCGAAATAGTTTTGCTGCACGTAATCTTCATCCTCGTCTTTAAATGTCACCAGGTACTCTCCGCACTCCGGAGGATTAACCTCCGGGAACGGGTTCCAGCCGTCTGGGTTGTACTCAGGAAATTCTTCAAAAAAACTTTTGTCTATCCGAATAGAAACGCCACTATCTTCAAAAAAGAATATGCATTTAGATATCCCCTCCATCTGCTTTTTGCACAATTGATTAATGCCTTCATCAGAGATGAACTGATTCATCTTGCGCTTTAATTCCGGATCTTTAATCTTCCACATTTATTTCTCCAAAAGAGAAGCCCCGCTCTCGCAGGGCTCATGGTTAATTCGCTTTATATTTCAGGTGCGCTTTTCCCTATCATTTGACGCTTCTTTTCTTGCGCTCGGCGTGCGACTTTGCACTGGAATAAAAGAAGTTCTCCGAGTTTTTCGGCGTCATCAATCTCTAGATCAATACACCCCTCTAACATTCGGTCTTGTCTAAACATCAAAGAAACACACACATCATCACTTAGGAACGGTCTAAAGTTTAGGTACGTGTCGACAAAAACACCAATACTATCAAGTGGCTTTACGTCGTTTACTACATCGAGAGTTGTTATAACGTCTAGGTCTATGCAGTTTTCACTTTTGGTCGACTGTTCGGCTAATTGCTCGATTGTTTTATTCGAGAACTTGTTCATGCAGTGGCCTCCTGAGCCTGAGGTTCTTCGATGACTTCGGCGTCCTGAATATCTTTGAAATCGTCAACAGAAATAGCATTGATATCGATTACGTCGTTCGGGTCGATCTTTTCCCCGGCTTCTCTCTTGGCGTCTACATTTGTAATCTGCAGGGCTTCGATTGAAACAGGCAGATATTTAAATAGGCGGCGGATGACAGTTTTCAGGGCCATCTGTTCAAAATACGAGTTCCAGATATTCTTTGACTTAGCCTTCGCTTTGACAGCCTCAACCTCGGCACGAGACATGACCTCGAACTGGTATCCGCCTCCCTTGAGGTTAGCGACTGCGTAGACAAAGGTGATCGGTTTTTTAACTCGATCGGCTTCACAACTCGGCACGTGATGAATGTCCGGATGTAGGCCAAGCTGATAATTAAAATCGTCACCTTCGTGGACCGCGAACGCAGAGAGAGACAAAACTTGTCCGGAGCGACGAGCCAAATCAATCATGCCGCGGTAACCAAGAATTAACTGGCACTGATTACCATACGGAACGAGGTAGGCTTGACCGAGGGCAGAACCGGGTTCAAGGCCGAGTTGAGCTGACTGCATCACGGCACCCAAGAAGGAGGCCGGGGTCGTGTTGAGGAGGGCTGGAGTTTTACGCAGTTCGGTCGCGGCAATTCTTGCCATGCGGTCAGCGCTCAGATGCTTCGGAACAGCCAAGGCCAGTTGCTTTTTGAACTGGTCGGACAAGACCTGCTGCACGATGATCGGCGCTTTCGTTTTTGGTTTGGCGACTGGTGCAGAGGGAGCTCCGACAGCGGCGGCGAGTTGGTCGGATGTGGACATAATTTAATTCCTATGAAAAAGCCCCTCGCACTGGAGGGGCTGGGTTGATTAAGAGTTACGGGAAATAACTCAGAGGTACGCTCAGGGCAAAAAGAAAGCCACCGTGCGGGTGGCAGACGGATGATGTCTCTCTTCCGTCAGAGGCCATATGTGCAAAATTTGCACATACCACTTCTTGTATGAGCTCTCCTGAAGCTGACTTGGCAAAAAGGACAAAAATAAAGCCCGCTTGTGCAGGCTTGGAGGGAATTTGGCTCGGTTGATTTGGCTCAACCGAGAAAGCCTTTTCTTGTTGCACCGTACTGTAGTGCTCGAAGCGAATATTACACAAAACCGCTCTTTTTATCAGTAGAAACCCTGCCCATTTTGTGTAGCCATCAACCTAAAAGGTTACGCGCACACACGCATGACGCGGGTGGAGCTTTCTTTCAAATAGTCGAAGAAGTCATCGAGGTGGTCTTCTTTGAATGAATCCATATCGAAGAATTTTCTTGACTGGGTTTTGTAGGTCAGGACTTTTTTGCCATCTAACGTTAAGATTTCATTGTCCTTCATGCTTATTGCAATCTTGGTTTTGAGCGCGTCCTGCTGTTTTTTGAGTTCCTTAATTTCACCAGCAATACGTGCATACTCACCATAATCAATAGCAAGCTCACCTTGAGCTTCCACAGATTTTCCGTTACTTTTTCCATATAGCTGAAGTACGTCATCAATGTTGATAGGGTCAGGCGGGATCTTCTTCAGAACGTTTTCGTTCCAGAAGCGGGAGCACTTTTCTTTGATCACTTGAAACACATCCGGACGAGCATCCACCCAGTACATCCGGAAATCCGATCCTCCAATCAGAACCGCGAGATACATTCCTTTGAGCTTAAGAATGCCGCAGTACCACTGAATCTGAGTTTCGTAGTAAAGCGGGATCACATGCTCGGTCCTGAGGTTGTTCTGCTGAATCTCGAGCTCCTGGCTCGGGCCCCACAGGTCAGCGGTAAAAGCGTTCGCTGTTTTTGCTTCAAACGCTACGTCCGTGTTGATGATGCGCTCAACGCCGGTGATGTCGGCATAGCGCTCGATCTCTTCAGCCTTCACAAGCGGACGAACTTTTCCGGCAATCTCGGGATTGATAATTGCTCGGTCGATGTTTGCGATTGCCCAAGGAGTTTCCGGATCAGCGAACTGGTGAGAAACCTTTTGAACTCTCTTGCCGGTGCGCAGCTGAAATTCTTTTGCGACCGTATCTTCGAGAACGGTTCCCCAGTAAGCAGGCTCGGACATTCCCTTGTCTTCAGAAAGTCCGAGTTTGTCATTCCAAACATCCAGCGGAGTCTTCCAAGGATTCAGCCCGAGGACGGCTGCCACATCGGAGCCGCCGATACCTGTACGGCGCCCCTCTAACCAGGTTGCTCTTTGTTCGTTAGTCATTTTTTCGGATTCCTATCAATAAAAAAATCTGTAAATAGTGCTGAAAAAGGGGTCTGCGGGAGGATTGGTGTTTTATCGTTTCGCAGGGCTAATTCTTCTTCGCGTCTTTTGCGATACCGTTCTTTGCTCTGCGCAACCCTCTTTTCTTTGTTTTTTGCGTAGTACTCGCGCTTCAGTTCTCGGTTGCGCTGTTTTTTACGCTCTGCGTCAGTAATTACTGCCATTCGTTTTCCTTCAAAAATTCGTCAAACAAAGGCTCAATTTCAGGATGCCTTTCATCCTCCCCAGCTTCAGCAAGCTCGTTGATCCGTTCGTCACAGTAGCGAGGGATGTACTTCTCAAAGAACTTCTCAACCAGGCGCTCATATTCAGCTTGCCGTTTTTCTTCCTGCCAGCTCATTTGCCAGAGGTCCCCAGGGCCCGGGCAAGTTCTCGGAGTTACATGCATAGCAGCCACCGCTGAAAGGCATCGGCGCCGAGGACTAAGGTCAACGTGCCGAAAAACAGGGCGAAGGCGATCAGAGCGCAGAGGAAACATGCGAGATCGTCCTCTAACAGATCATCAAATTTTTTATTCATGGCAACCTCCAAAAGAAAAGCCCCCGAAAGCGCATCAAGGAGTCCGCGCAAACGAGGGCCAGAGGAGAGAAACTTTTAATTTTTAATGTCGGGGTAGATGTCCTTATCAATCGCTTCCATCCCAAGACCACAGATGAAATCCCCTGCATATTCCTTGAAGAGCGCCTTAGTTTCCCGTTGGGCCTCTGCAGTTTGGACAACGTGACCGAGATCAAGCGTGATCTCGGATTTGCCATTGAGCAGGGCAGAAACCACAGCACGCTCGGCATAAGCCAACGCGTCAGTGAGGTAAATGGCGGAGCCGCGTTCTTTCAGAAGATCGTCGATGACGAAATTAAAGAGCTGCTTTTGCTCGTCCGGTAACAAGATCATTTTTCTCTCCTATAAAAATATGTAAAAAAGACCACATTCAAAAGCTCCCCTGAACGCAAAAAATTGGAACTAAAAAATTGGTAAAAGCCTGGGGAGCTTATGAAGATGGTCTGAAGAAGTCCCCGTCTTTCCGGGGTGTCACCTCTGCGAGATAATTAATTTGCCGAATTACTAAATATCTCAACGGAGGAAAAATGGATAAAGAATTCATTCAAAAGTTAATCATTGCTTTTGTTCAAAACGGCACGCTTACTCTCCCTAAAATCAACATCGGGGGAAGCCCGGATGCAAAAGAGAATCAAGCTGAAAAAGATCTTTTCGAAGCCCTTACTCGTATAGGACGATTAGAAGAAAAGATGATTAAAGAATTTGAAGAAATCGATTTCGATCTGGAGCGAGCTGTTCAGATTATTCGTGCTCGCCATAGTAATCGGAGCTGAAGCCGGGTGAGCCTGCTGCCTTTTGATCAGAGTGAAGTAATTTCTCAAGCAGCTTGTTGGCTTCTAAAGCTTGGAAGGACAGCTCGTGGATTCTTTTGACTTTATCTACGGCTGTCAGATTATTGTTCCTTTGAGTAAATTCAATGATGGTCAAATTGTTTTCTATGAAAGTTTTAATAAGTCCTTCCATTTCTTCTTTACTCATTGGAAGAGTGAGGCTCCCGCAACAAAGGAAGCACCGCACATCTTGTTCTTTATCGGTCATTGCTTTCTCCTGCCCCAGTTCGTTATCTGAATTTACTTTCAGCCAGTTTCATGAGACGTTCGGACTCCTCGCAGAAAAAGCTATTTATTTCGTCAAGCTTCTTTTGAAGAGACTCGTCCGCAAGCTGGCAATTTTTGAGCTCATACTCAAAATCGTTAATCAGTTCGGCAATCTGTTCAGCTTTCCCGGAACACTTCAGGGCGTCCTCAACGTCTGAGTAATCCCGCTTTTCAATTACAAGTCTTTCCATTGTTGTCTCCTTTGATGGTCAATTCATTCAGAAACCTCTTCCGCTGCCGTTCACTGAACATGCAAATTGGCAAGGAAGGGGCTTTTGAGTGGATAATTAATCGACTGGAGGAAATCACATGTCGAAAACAATCTCGATTGCTCAGTGGCAAAAGTATCTAAATAAGAAAACTGGCGGATTCAAATGTCCAATCTGCCACCACACCGACTGGCAAACACAGCAAAACTCGGACGGTACAGTTGCGGAAACCAAGATCCTCGACCAGTCTTTTGAGAACTACCTTTACAATCAAATCGGAGAGGCTATTGTTGAAAATGGTGGAACTCACGAGGAAATTGCTGCAATCGATCCGCAGCACGGTCAAAGGTCCGAGAGTCCAAGCCTTCTGAAAAGCGTCAATATTCTCCGTTGCGGTCACTGCGGCTGGGTAGCTCTATTTGATCGCGAATTCGTTGAGGAAGAAATCGATGGGTAAAAAAGATAAAAACGACCCCATCACCAGAGAATGGGTACAACTTCAGATACAGGGTTCCCTGAGTAGCTACGTCACTTGGAAACAATTCGCGGTCTTCCTAGCAATCATTGCCGGAGCTTTTGGCTTCCTTTACGACAAGATCATTGATCTTTATTCGAGCCTTTAGTTCTTTGTCCGCCTTCGCACTGTAGAAATAGCTGACGTATCCGCAATCCGGACATTCGGCTTTGATCGTCGGAATTCCCAGGTGGATCACTTTTTCCTGCTTTTCCAAGAGAAGGCCGCAGATAGGACACTTGGCCGTCTCTTTATAGGTCATTATTTTTCCCATTGATGTCTCCAATCAAATAAACAGAAGCGCCCTCCATTTGAACCTGTTGGTTAAATTGGTTGATAAAAAAAAGAAGGCGCTTCTGTTTATGAACTGTCTTCGCTGAACGGCCCCTACCGGTGCTACACGACTTTAACGTTTGACACTTTCAGCATTCTCTCTGCCGCTGGTTCACTTTCGATCCCCATGCTTAGGCGCAATTCACTTGCCGCCTGGTCGCTCCCTGGCTTTTCGGTTTACTCAGCTTTAGGAGCTTTTCCTTCCTGACAATCTTCAGAAGGACTGTTAAAGAACGATTGATTGATGAAGAAATATTACCATATAGGTAATACAAATTGCAAGCAATTAGGTTAGTTTTTGTTACTAAGAAGATAAGTATTGGATAAGAGAGAATGTTTTTTTGCTTAAGGCAAAAAAAAGGCCGCCGAAGCGGACTGAGAAATTTGCTCTAACTTTTATAGATTACTGTTTTTTTCTTGACTTTCAGTTAGGGTGATTCTCTGTTTTCCCTCATCAAAAATAATGCTCATAAGGAAATCAATTGAGAACTTACGAGGAGTTGATGTATCAAATTCCAACTCGCGCCTTACAAGTTCCTTAAATTTATCCTCATTCAATGAAAAAAGGTCTTGAAAGTACATCAACTTTGGAAGGTAGACTCCATTCAGATTTTCTAATAGTAGTTGAACGTCATTAAAGAATTTTTTTTCGTTCCTATCTGGAAGACCGTAGTAAAAGGGACTAAAAGCGGGGAATTCTTCTATCCTATTCCTCACTGTCCTTAATAAACACCGGAAAGATTTCAGATAATCCTTTTTATCTAGGAACCAAAGGTATAGTTGATAATTATTGCCTCCTTCGATTAATTTTTGTTCAACTATGTCCCTCCATTCCACGTTAGGCTGCTCATGCACCCATCTATTAAGCTGCCAAACCGTAAAAAATGGACTCTTAATGTAACTATTCTCTGAGAGTTCAATTTCACCTTTAGAAGTGAGTTTATATGGACGATTATCAAATTGTTTTTTAATTTCTTCCACATCTTGAAGACCTAAGACTCGTTGAATGAGTTCGGCCTTTTTTCCGCTAATTTTGGCTCCATGCGCCTTAAGAATTCTTTTTAACTCTGGAATAGTCACGCTTTTTTGTAGGGTTTCTTCAAAGTTTGACGCGGTTATAAATCCATTATCTTCTAATTTTTTTAACGCTTGCTGTACGTCGTTAAATCCATATTGATATTTCCAATATGCTTGGAAGCGATTTTCCTTATTTTTAAAATAGTGAGCCTGCTCTAACAACTTCAGTTCATTAGGCAATAATCCATGTTTTGATGGAATGGCGCTCTTAATATGATCTTCGACATCCATTGTCTCAGGATTCCTAAGAATTATTCCTATATCGGAAATATCGGGGCCATCCAAGTTATTATTCTGCTCATTGATTAGAGGGTTAGGGGATAGTTCTCTATGAGATAAATTGGTTTTTGGCTTGGAAAAAATGTTCTTTATTTTGCTAAACAGACCCATGTTAACTACCTCCAAGGTGTTTTAATCGTATCTTTTGAGATTCATTGAGTTAACAACGCGTCCAAGAACTTGGAGCCTAAAATCAATCTCTTTTAGAGGTATTTCAAATGGTCGGTAGAGAGGATTGTCGGATATGAAAAGAATAGCTCCTGGGATGCGCTGAACTCGCTTAACATACAAGTCATCATCGATTAGAACGCAGAAAACACCATCGCGCTTAAGATCACTGTCTTGACGATCTACCACAATTAAGTCACCGTTCCTAAAAGTTGGTTCCATTGAGTCGCCGGAAGCAGTGATAAGTTCATAACCTTGTTCCCTCACTTTACTGATGTTTTCTTGGAACCAAGGCCGGGATACTTGTATTTGTTCAACAAAGGCTTCATCTTCATAATTCTGGATGCCATTAGCTCCGCAGCAGGCTTGGATACTGATTCTTTTTAAATTAATAATGTTGTCGTCAGGCCATTCATCCGCCGTATGGTTTGTATCCATCCAGCCATAACTCAAACCTAATTTTTTTTCAATATCTCGAGCCAGCTTATCTCCCATCTCGTAATGGGTTCCATTTCCTCTATCCGACCGATTTCTTATTTGAGCAATGGAAGGATGATTCCTCTTTCTTCCTAACTGTTCATTTAGCTCTGCAATAGATCCAGCCCTATTAACTAGGGAATTTAAGTTATCTCGACGAATTTCAGTAACTGCTTTCATGGTTCTCTCCTTTTCTCAAGATTACCAAATTAATAATTGACACTTATCAATTAGATAATGATAAAATCTAACCAAATAGGTAATGGTGGTTTTTATGAAACTTGCTGAATTTTTTGAATTGACTGGAGCACCGTCTAAAAAGGCATTGGCCGATTATTTAGGTGTTCCAGCCTCGAATATTTCAAATTGGATTAGGAATGAACGTCCTATTCCTTCCCGTCACTGCGCAAAAATCGAGCAGTTCACGAGAGGTGCAGTGAAGATGGAAGAGCTCCGGCCTGATTTTCCTTGGGATGATGCAAAGAGAGTTATTGCCGATCGGATTTCTTCCGTTTGAATAGGAGCGCTAAAAAATGCGTAAATATTCGAGCATTACACCTAAATTCTGGATAGGGAAGACTGGTCGGAAACTAAGAGGAGATATTTCGGCCAAATTGGTAGCGGCTTATCTGCTCTCTTGTCCGAACAATGACATGACCGGAGTCTTTTATTGTCCTCTGTGTCAAATCTCAGCAGAAACTGGTCTTCCGTTAGAAGCCCCTTCGGTGCCCCTTCCAAGCCCCTTCCAAGGCCCTTTAAAGGGTATTCGAGATGCTTTGGAGACCCTTCAAAGGGAAGATTTCGCCATTTACGACTATGAAAGTGAGTATGTGTTCGTCAAAAAGATGGCGCTGTTTCAGATTGCTTCGGAATTAAAGCCAACAGACAAAAGAGTAACGGGCATTAAGACGGCTATTGAATCGATGCCGGAAAACTTTAAGTACCTGTTTATTAAAGAATATAACGAGTGTTTTAACCTTGGGTTCAAGGATATTCCGGCCCCTGATTTCGAAGAGTTCTGTAACAAAACACAGGGAGAAAATAAGATCTTTGAAAGCCCCTTAGAAGCCCCTTCCAAGGCCCTCCGAAGCCAAGAACAAGAACAAGAACAAGAACAAGAAACATATACACGCACAGAAAAGAGCGAAAAACATCCGGAAGTTTCCGAAAATTTCGCGGGGCGTGTATCTGAAAAACCTTCTTTTTCAAAAACCGATCCAACAGAGGAAGAACTTCCGCTTTTGAATGCAGAAGAAGAGAAAGACACTCAGCCAACTGTTTCCAAAACGGAAAAGGTTCAAAAAGGCGGGAAAGTCAAAAATGATTCGTCTGCACTTCAAAAACCCGATGACGTTCCCATTGACCGTTGGAATGATTTCATTGCACATCGCAAGGCGATAAAAAAGCCGTTCAACTCGTACGCCCTCAAGCTCATGCAGACCGAATGTAAAAAAGCAGGATGGACCATGACCGAGGCAATCGAGCGAGTTTTGGCGGAAGGATGGACTGGTTTTAAGGCGGAATACGTCAAAGACGAATGGAAAAATCCCAATGCGGTGTGGGTCACGGCTGCCGAATACAACAAAGAACTTCCTCCGGTTACGTATTCGATCGGTGCTAGAGACATGTTCATCGAAAAACTCCATGCGGGAATGAATGCATTCGACATTAAGGACCTCCCGAACCATAAGGAGCAGAAATGATGTTTGCCGCTGCTGCCGTTGTTCGAGACGATCAGGGTAGAACGTTTTACGAGCATCCGGACGCATTTACGACTACCCAGTTGGTCTTTTTCCCTCGCCTGACTGACAGTGAGCTGGCTCTCTATCAGGCTGATGCGATCTACGAAGATGAAATTGAGGTGTTGCCTAGAAGACGACCACAGGTTCCGACGATACTGTTTACGTTCTGCGACGAACCCAATCACATCAAGGCTGAATTTCTCCGAGGCAAGACTGTTCTGATCGACTTTATCGATGTCGACGATACGCCCGAACTCAGAGAAACCGTCCGTCGTTGGATGCTCGAAATTCCCAAATCCCTACCCGCCGCCGTTGTCGTCTCGGTGATGTTCAAAAACAAACAACTGATTGCATGGAAATTTGACTATGAATCCAAAAAATACAAGCGTTTCGCCTGAGCTGGATGACTACTGGGGCGATCCGACGGGCGGAGCCGAGATAGAAACATCGCTCGCCGACTACGAGAGCAGGGCGTACAAGTCTCCTGAGTTTTTCATCAACAAGGACGTTCTCGAGTTCAAAAACGATTTTCAGAACTATTTGGAAGCGAAGAAGACTCATGTGTCCAAGTTCACGCTTCCCTTCACACAGACCAATGAAGGGTGCATCGGCCGACCGATAGATTTTGAATTCCGACCAGGAGAACTGACGGTATTGGCCGGTGAAAACGGTTCCGGTAAATCTCTTTTGCTGGGGCAGATCGGACTGCACCTAATTTCTTGCGGAGCCTCTCTGTACATCGCTTCTTTTGAGATGGCGCCGGTTAGAACGATTGAACGCATGCTCATGCAGACAGTTTGCAGTCAGAACAAGCGAAAAATTGAAGCGCCGGATGTTGATCTGTTTTTTCGACAATTTGCCTCAAAAATGCGGATTTGCGATCTGCAGCGAAAAGTTGCGCCCAATGAGCTGTTGCGCCTGCTGGATTCCGCCGTCCATGACTACCAGTCGAACATCCTCTTTGTCGATTCTCTGATGATGTGCGTTAGAGACGATATGGACAAGAAAGAAACCGACTACGTTATGGGCAAACTGGTCGAGTTTGCAAAGGTCAACAACGTCCACATCGTGGTAGTTGCCCATTGCCGAAAGCGTGGAGACGGCGGTTCAAAAACCTATTCGGTGTTTGATTCCGCAACGAAGGAATCAATCAAGGGGAGCTCCAACATCACCAACATTGCATTCAACGTTTTCGTCTTGGCTCGTGATATCTCCAAGATTCAGAAAAAGGCAGAGGGAAAGGATGTCGATGACACCAAGCCCGATTTTGTTTTGAACCTGTGCAAGCAGAGAAATGGAGCTTGGGAAGGGTTCATCAAGCTTTGGAGAGACAACGCCAGTCTGAATTTCTGCACGTCGTGGACGCGTGTACCGGTGAGGCCGTGGCTCGAGCTAACGAAGTCAGAGCCAGCTCCTGAACCGTATTTTTAGGAGGTTTTATGTCAGAGAGTGCATGGCAGCTGTTGATGATCATTTTGGCGCCGGTGGTCTTCGTCAATTTGGTGCTGTTCGGACTGCTTGTCCAGGCCGCCGTTGAAATCCGAGAGGAGAAAAAGATTGCAAATTTACAGAATAAAGGAAGAGGATGTCCTACGTTTGACTGCTAAGGGATACCAGGACTTATACGGGGAATCCATATCTAAGTGGTTCAATTGGGTTAACGAATGTGCTGACCCGGATGAAGTCAGGAAGGCGACTCTTAAGGCCTGGGGATTGTTGAAGCGCAACTCTGATTTAACCGGTGAACAGTCCGACTGGGAGGAATGGAAGTATGAGCTTTGATTTCAGGAGCTTTGTTCTATCGCTCGGTTGCATCGGTGGGGTCCTCTACTTAGCAGATATTTTCTGGTTTGCATGGAGCGGGTCGAACATAGATTACTGCGTGGCCTGGGTTGTCGGAATCTTTATCGGAGCCATTATCGGCTCCATCAGGTGGCGTAAATGAGCGGGTGCTGTCTCTACTGCATTCATGCTCAGGCCTTCTGGATAGGTCCAGACGGAAAGAAGCATCTTCCTCCAAAGCAGTCCTTTGGGGACATGAACATCTACTGCCACCATCCGGACAAAGGCGCCGGCATCGAGTGCTATCCAGTCTCGTTTGCTAGATGCTCAGTGTTTGAACAAGCGGGAGACGAGCAAATTCAACGCAGGAGAGACTTCTTTTCACAGTTTGAACGTTGGCCTTCGCACGCTCAGATCATCGCTCAACGGAACTCTAATGTTCTGGAAACAGCATCAAAGAATTCAACCAAACAACACAAACTCAATTAGGAGGGATAAATGAAAAGGTTTTTACAAGCAAAAGGCAGGCTCAAGGTCGGTGAAATGAACCGAACCGAGGCCGCTTATCGGGACTACTTGGAGCAACAGAAAAACGCCGGGTTAATCCTCAAATATTGGTTCGAGCGCTTCACGTGGAAGATTGCCTCAAACCGATGCTCATACACGCCTGATTTTTTGGTCATGCGTCCGGATAAAACGCTAGAACTGCATGAGGTTAAGGGTTCTTTGAGGATCTTCCAAGAAGATGCAAAGGTGAAATGCAAAGTCTGTGCCGATGAGTGCCCGATTCCGCTGTTTGTCGTTACGCCGAAACCGAAGAAAGAGGGAGGGGGTTGGAATGTTCAGGCATTTTAACGTTGAAGCATTTGTTTTCTGGTGGCTCAATTCTGTGATGGCAATCTTCGCCCTTCTTTGGGTCGCTAAGAAGATTGCGGATTTTTTGGAGCACCGCGACAAGCTCAGGAAAAAGTTGGATTTCTTTGGGTTATCGGCCATCGGAATTATTTATCTCTACTGCACGTTTAGTTACTTGAGGACTCTTGGATGACAGAAACAGAACAAAAACTCATTGATGATCTCAGACCTCGTTTGGACAACTGGCGCCGTGCATACCGTGACCGTGTTGTCAAAAATGTCTCAATTGCCTACGCGGTAGAGAGAGCGCTCGCATTGACAAGAAACAAGACTGATTTTTCAGAGGACTACACAGAGGATGATGGCAACAGCGGCATGAAGGCCCGCGAAGTCGACATGAAGGATGCCGATTTGCTTAACTTCACGTGGCAAAACATGGCAACACCCGAAACGGAGGTGTTATCCATTGGAACCCATGGCCTCAATGTAAGGACGGCGAAGTTCATTGTGCTGTTGTACACCTTCGCATCAGTGCATTCTCTCGACAGGGCCAGAAGAAAAATTTGGCGGATAAGGCCTAAGGAGTTAGACGCTTGGACAACCGACGCTTTGTTATTCTTTGCGTTGAAACTGCGGTACTTCGAACAAATCGGAAATAAAAGAGGGAAAAATGCGTCTTGATTGGAACTTGATAAGAACGATCCTCGCCCACGTTGAGGCTGAGACGATTAAAGAATTTTTAGAGGATGCGGATAGTATTTCCCAGTGGAAAGAGGGTCAGTTGCTTTCAGAACGCTTAGAGTCGAGGCAAAATCCGGCTCAAGTGGTCGTCCTGAGACATATCAAGCTTTTAAGCTCCGCCAACTATGTTGAAAACATCGAAATTAAAGAGAGCGCGGATGGCTTCTTTAGCTTTGCGTACACGGGAGAACCGAGTTTGACGTTTGAAGGGTACTCTCTCCTTGAATCTCTTCGGACCGATAATTTCATAGGGAAACTAAAGAAATACGCGAAAGAAAAAGGCGTTCCGTTGACGATTGAAAACGTTATTGAGCTGGCAAAAATTGCATTGCCGGCCTTGATCAAAATGGATTAAAAACGGGGCGAGATTGATTACAGAGCTGTTTGGTGTATAGTGATTACAAGACAATTTCAAGCTGTGTATCAGCCGCCCGATTTTTTGGCTTAATCAGAGAAGGTTCCTTGCGGAGGAACCGGTGTGTCCGAAGAGAAGAGGACACAGAGCGTTAAGCCAGGCGAATACGAGAGCTCCGATTTCGGGGCTTTTTGTTTTTCGGCCGTTCGCTCAATCTTCGATTGTCCTCCCGTACTCCAAAATCGAATTATTAAAGAACAAGCGGACGGCCAACATTCTCAGCGGTTCCATTGTTGCCCTCAACATTTATCGACAAACCGCACAGCCTCTCGGTGGGCTTAAGCACCGAGCCATTTACAACATCCAGCAAGCCTAGATTCCCAACGGGAAGATGCTCACTCCGCTGGATTTCTAATTCTCCTGACGAGAATGGCGGAGAAAACCGCCTTAACAAACTATCTTCTTGGGGTTGGTTGGAGTGCGCTCGGCTGAAACATGCTGGGCGCACCTTTTTAACGCTATGAAAGAATCTGAACTCAAAATTCTCTACAGACCGGTTAATGACCTGATTCCGTACGCAAATAATGCCCGGACGCATTCAGAGGAGCAGGTGAATCAAATCGCCAGTTCGATCAAGGAATTTGGGTTCAACAATCCTGTCTTGGTTGACGAGCAGAGCGGAGTGATTGCCGGGCATGGACGCTTGAAGGCGGCTAAGAAACTTGGGCTGAAGGTAATACCGACAATTGAATTAACCGGGTTGTCTGAGGCTCAGAAGAAGGCTTTCATCCTCGCGGACAATCGAATTGCTCTTAATTCTGGTTGGGACATTGACCTCTTGAGAATAGAGCTGCAGGAATTGCAGGATACAGATTTGGCACCGGTCACTGGTTTTTCCGACGAAGAGTTGAATGCTTTGTTGAGTGGAACTACCGAACCCGCTGAGGAAAAACCGGAAAAAGAGGAACCCGAGGCAGACAGCTTTAATCTGACGCTCTCAATTCCGATCGAGTACAAAGATCAGGTTCAGGATTTCGTTAAAAGTTTCGGACCCGAAGATTTAATTCAGAAGATCATCGATATGACCAGTTAACTACAGGCAGGTTGAAGGCATGGAAGAAAAAGTTCAAAAGAAGCGGACTCGTCCACGCATTCAAATCGACCTAGAGAAGGTTGAACAACTGGCTCAGGTTTGTGACAACGAGGAAGAGATAGCTCTCGCGCTCGGGATTAGTTATCGAACCTTACAGAATCGAAAAAAAGATTTTGCGAATTTTGCGACCGCTATAAAAAAGGGAAAGGCTAAGGCCAACGCCTTTGTTGGCGGAAAGTTGATGGCTCTCATTCGAGAGGGAAATCCGGCAGCGACCATTTTTTACATGAAAAGCCGCTGTGGGTGGAAAGAGACTGACAGGAAGGAGATCACTGGAAAAGACGGTGAACCGGTCAAGGTCGATAAAGTTAACCAGCTGGATCTAAGCAAGCTCACCTTGGAACAGTTAGACGCGCTGGAGGGTATTGTGAATGCGGCTTCCAACGATAAAGGAGATCAGGATAGCTAAGGCCCGTAAATCGCTTGCACATTTCACTACGTACACTAAGCCCGATTACCTAATGGGATGGGTACATAAGGAAATTTGTGACATGCTCGACGAGTTTCTAGAAGCTGTTAAAGAGAAGAAGTCTCCGAGGCTGATAATTACTTTACCCCCTCGTTCGGGTAAGAGTGAGCTTGTTTCGCGCCGTTTCCCTGCCTACGCCTTCGGACGTTTTCCTGATCTGAAGATTATCGCTACATCCTACAGCGCTGACTTATCTCAGCGTTTTAATCGTGACGTTCAGCGGATTATCGATGACGAAAAATATCAAGAGGTATTCCCGGAAACGACGCTAAATGGCTCGCGAGTCCGTCCGGACTCGCGAGGGTCGTACATTCGGACATCCGATTTATTTGAGATTGTCGGTCATGTCGGCGCCTATCGCTCATGCGGCGTCGGAGGCGGTATTACGGGCCAGGGCGCTGACATTCTGATTATCGATGACCCGATTAAGGATAGAGCTCAAGCAGGTTCTAAAACGATACGAGACTCCATTTGGGACTGGTACACATCGACCGCATACACTCGACTGTCTCCCGGAGGTGGAGTCATCGTAATGGCCACTCGTTGGCATACCGATGACCTGATTGGTCGACTGATCCAGAGAATGGGAGAGGGCGATACGTTCCGGATCGTAAATTATCCGGCGATCGCCGAGCATGACGAATTGCACCGCAAAGCTGGGGAAGCTCTGCATCCTGAACGGTATCCGCTTTCAACTCTGCTGCAAATCAAGAAAACGATAGGCAGTAGAGATTGGGAGGCGCTATATCAGCAGCACCCAGTTCCCGACGGCGGTGCTTTGTTCAAGCTTGAATGGTTTAGAAGATGGACAGCATCAAGCCTGCCTCCAGAGTTTGACCATACGCTCATGTCGTGGGATATGACATTCAAAGACTCCAAAAACTCCGACTACGTGGTAGGGCAGGTTTGGGGCAAAAAAGGACCGAATTTTTACCTGCTTGATCAAGTTCGAGGCCAATGGGATTTTGTGAAGACAAAAGAGATGGTCCGAGTTCTTGCACAGAAGTGGCCGCGTGTTGTCCGGAAGCTGGTTGAAGACAAGGCTAACGGATCGGCGGTGATCTCTGAGTTGAAATCTACGGTTTCGGGATTTGTCCCGATAACGCCCACCGAATCAAAGGAGGCAAGGGCATCGTCCGTCACTCCGTACTTTGAGGCAGGGAATGTTTTTATTCCGGAAGACACCGCCGCACCTTGGGTGCCGCATTACGTCAGTGAATTGCTTGAGTTTCCTGCGGGTTCTCACGATGACCAGGTAGATAGCACAACTCAGGCATTGAACTATTTTCGCAACGGCTCAGGCGTCATTTTGACTAGAGAACAGATGCAGCAGGCACGTTTTAGATTTTGAAAATCATGAATCAACTAGACGAAAACAAACGCCGAAAGATCAATCAAAAGATCATCGATGCAGCAGGCTCTCGCTTCGTGCCTCCTAGAACATCGTTCTCTCAGGAGGAGGCTAAAACGCTCTTTTATCCTCCGATCACGTTGAACACCAAAGAGCCGGAGAAAGAGGACTCTCGCTTCACGAACGATGCCGCGATTGGCTCGAGTTTCAATGCGTACTATGCATCTTTGACACAGCACGCGTTGGATTTAGGCCAGTTCCCGATGACATCGTTTGTCGGCTACGGCGTACTGCAGAATATCGCCCAGAACGGCATGATCCGCACCTGCATTCAGACTGTTGCGGATGATATGTGCCGGGAATGGATTCAGATTGAAGGCGGTGAAGACGAATCTGCGGATAACGTTAAGAAGCTCCAAGATCTGCAGGAGAACAAATATCGACTGAGGAAGCTCTTTAATGAAGCTCTGAGCATCGTTGGCTTTATGGGCGGGGCTTTCATCTTTGTTGACACGGGTGCCGAAGGAGAGGCTCTAAAGCTCCCCCTTAATTTCTCTGACAAGTCAGCAGAACTGGTAGGCGAGGATAAAACAGTCAAATTTATCGTTATCGATCCGGTGAATGTTTCGCCTGGTTTCTACAATGCCAGCCAACCGCTCAAAGACGATTATTTGAAGCCAAGATCTTGGTTCGTTCTTGGCCAAGAGGTGCATGCATCCCGTCTTATTCGACTGGTTGACAATGAACCTCCGTTACTTCTTCGTCCTGCATACAACTTTCTTGGCATTCCTCAAGCTCAGATCCTTTGGGATTATGTGCTGCACTGGAACAAAGCCAGAGAAACGGGCGTCAGTATTCTGGAGAAACTCAATCTCACGGTATTCAAAACCAATTTTTCTGAGGCGTTTGAGGCAGGCGGAATTGAGCAGTTAGACGCGAAGATGATGCTCTTACAGCGTTATCGCTCGAATGAGGCCATTTTTGCCTGTGATTCTTCCGAGGACCTGCAGAACATCACTCTGACGATTTCAGGAGTTGAAGGGATCATCAGGCAGGCATTGGAATTCATTGCGGCAATCAATCGCACGCCTGCGGTCAAGCTTCTCGGAATCTCTCCGAGTGGTTTCAACGCGACAGGTCAGAGCGATATCCGGAACTATTACGACCATATCAAGTCGAAACAAGAGCTCAATCGAGACGCAATTCAAACTGTCCTGAAAGCTATCCAGTTGGTCGAGTTTGGTCATGTTGATCCGTCCATTTCCTTCAAGTTCAATGAGCTTGGAGAGGCAGATGCCGCTGCTACAGCAATCACAGCTAAGACAAAGGTCGACATGTTGGCTGTGCTGCAGGACCGCAATGTTCTGAGTGCTGAAGAGGTTCGTGAGTTTGTTCGTCGCGATTCCGATATGGGTTTGGACTTTATTCCGGAAGAATTGCCGGAAGGGATGGAAGGCGAACTCATGACAGACGATCCTAGTCAGCAGAATGAGCTGATGAACAACTTCCTGAAACAGCGATCGGCTGAGAATGTGGCGCCGGCGCCGAAGACTGATGAAGATAAAGCTGGAGAGATTTTCTAATGAAGACTGCTCGTTCCGTTCAACCGAACCTAGGCAGACAAGCAAAGTTCAAAAAGAAGCTCGATACCTTCTTGAAGTCCTTCAGAAATAGGATTCTCAACGAGATTCTTCTTTATCTGTCTGAAGCAGGGGGATTGACCGAGGACGCTTCCTTAACGTTTCGTCCGGACGATCCCCTTGATCGAGCAAGACTTCGGAACATCAAAGAAAAAATCAACCGCTTGGTTCTTCGTGACCCAGATCGTTTCCGTCGCAATGTTGATGACTTCATTGCCCGCAACATGGGCAACTGGATGAGAACGGCGGATCGAGAAACACGTCAGATTGCTGAGTGGTACGTGAAAAACCTTGCCGCCGATGTCTCGACAGCTCAGAGAGCATCTCTAAAAGCGGCGGGCATTCCTGATTCAGTTTTTGCTTACGAGATGAGGCAGACGCGCAGGCACTTCTTCATCACTCCTCAGGCAATAAATGAACTGCCGGGGATGGTGGCTGACACGACTAGCCTCATAAGCAACATTACAACATCCGAGCTGACAAATATTCGCTCTGCTTTTATGGATGCTTACGAAGGTCATGGCACGTATTCGCAGATTGTCGAGGCCCTGGGCCGTTCATCTTCCTTTACGGCTCAACGAGCTCAGCGGGTAGCGATTGACCAAACGCTAAAACTGAATCAACAGATTCAGCAAGCTAACTGCAAAGGTTTAGGAATTACTCGCGGAGTTTGGATTCACGTTCCTGGGAAATACACCAGTCGGGAGAGTCACATTGAGATGAATGGGAAAGAGTTTGATCTTTCTAAAGGACTATACGACAAAGAAGTTGGAAGAAATGTAATGCCCGGTGAACTTTATTGGTGTAGGTGCCAGTTCCGTTCAATTCTTCCTGAGTAATAGGAATCTTTAACAATGCCAGACGACATCAAGTTCCGGAAAACCGATAATAATCAAACTATAGCAATCAAAAATGGCGAGATTGTTGGAGGAGCAGGAACCAGCGTGGGGCCGGATAAGCTTCCAAGTTTTGAAGTTTTTAGAAAGAATCATGAAGGGCAGTCTCCGGCTAAAACGGCAACGAAATACGTCCAAGAGTATTACTGCAGAGGTATTAAGGCAGTAGAGAATCCGGGAGGGCTTCCCGTTGCAAACCGTATTGTTTTTACTACGAACGGAGCAAAAGAAACGGGGAATTCAATTGCGGACAACAAAATGCTTGCGTTGCCGTATCTTGCACATATTTATCGTACTGGAGAATACCTAGGGAGCTCTTCTCGATTAAAGGAAAAACACACCGATGTCGAGAAATTTCATTACACCCGCAAAATTGTCCCCATAGACGGGAAAAAGTATGAAGTAACGCTTTGTTCTAAAGAAATGAACAAAAAAGTGGGTGGAGACCTCTTTAAGCATTATTTAATTGATAAGGCCGATGCCATAGATAGTAAAAAGGCCTCGTACCGTACCGATCTGAAATCAAAATCCAGGAGTACGGAAGAGGCCGATCGCAACCCCCAAGAAACTCCCATAACAGGAAGGGGCGTATCACGATGTACCGATATTTTAGCCCATGACGAAAAAACAGGTAAGGGGGACTTTGAATTTTATGGGTTAGAGGTGAAAGAAGTGGCGAGTAACAATGACAGCAGAAGTGTTGCACTTGACTCTACTAGTGTCAGGACCGTAGATGACAATGGATTTCTCCATGTCGAAAAATCTCCCCTAACAAGAGTTCAAGTTGCTCCGTATTACGGGAAGGAGATCGCAGGCTGGCGAGAGCTCGGACTTGATCCAGAAAGGATCTATCACGCTTATCGACCGCCTGAAGAACTCAGTTCCCCTGAAACTATTCAATCGATAAACGGTATTCCGATTCATCTTGAACATCACGATGATCACGGAGCCCCTGAGAACAAACAGACTCGGGTCGGCACTACCGGAACGGACGGAGCTTTTGAGGCTCCGTTTTTAGTTAACTCTCTCCATATTTATGACAAGGACGCCCGGAGCCGAATCGAAGACGGTTCAATGCGGGAGCTGAGTCTTGCATACACGTTCGAACCTGACTTCACGCCGGGTGAGACACCAGATGGAGAGAAATACGACTATGTGCAACGCAAGATCAGAGCGAACCATCTTGCGCTTGTGGAAACTGGGCGCGCTGGGCCTGAGGTAAGAGTTCGCGATTCTAATAAGGACTTTCTCAATATGGAAAAAGATGACGCTGTTGAGCAGGCTGAAGTGACGTTAGCAAAGGCGATTATCGATTTGCATTCCGTTGATCCCAACGGGAAAATCGTTGACGGCGCTCAAGATGATGACAAAGACGCGATGATTCAAAAAATCATCGATGGACTGAAGGCAAAAGGTCTGACGGACGAAGAAGCTGAAAAGCTGAAAACAACTCTGTCTGACTTGGCCTACTCTCAGGCTACAGGAGACGAAGATCCTAAGCCCGACGATCAAAAGGAGGCTCAGGATGACGATCCGGAGCTCGATGAAAAGATGAAGGATCCGAACTTCAAGGCTGGTTTTGAGGCTGGCGTCCTTTACGGCGAAAAACGTGAAAAGGACGATCCTAAACGACTCGATTCTGATCATGAACGTGAAGGCGAAGAACGCTATCTCGAAAAGGAAGCAGCAGACGCCTTGAAATCTTGTGGCCTTGACGAAGCTTCTGAAGAAGAGAAGAAGGCTTTTGCGGCCGGATTGAATTACGCCCAGAAGAAAGATGAAGGCGCACAGGATGAAGATCCGAAACCTGAAGACGGCAAGGAAGAGAAGAGCTCTGCTTCTGACTCCATGAAGGTTCTCAGAAACGCCATCTACTCTGAACTGGCCGCAATCGAAGAAGTCAAGCCGGTGTTAGGTGTTATCCGTGCCGGATCCTATGACTCTGCAGGTTCCATCTATGTGGCAGCACTCAAGAAACTCGGTTTGAAAAACATCTCCGCGTCCGAAGCTCGTTCTGCGTACCGCGCCTATATGCAAGGCCGAAAGGCCTTAGCTGGTGCGAAAGACTCCGGCGCCAAGGTGACCGAGAAGCCGACTGCCGTCAGCGCAATTTTGAACAATGTTAAATAAATAGGAGATTTTTTGATGCTTCAAAAATCTGTAGGTCTCTATCCTGCTATCGGTATTCCGGGACAGCAGGTTGCATTCAATCAGGCCGTCTACACGCCTCAGAACTATTTGTCTGACGGTACTGTCCAGTGCGGTGGTTTTGCGTTTGCTGTGGCCGCCTCCACAACCGGAACAGCAGTGAAATTCCCGATCGCCTCTTTGACGGGCTCTGCAGGAGACAAGCCGATCGGATTTGTTGAGCGCACGTTCACCGCGTCCATCGAGCTGGGCACAGATACTCCGGATATTTATCCGAAGGGCTCTGAGCTGACGATTGCCGTTCGAGGTGATTACTACATCGTTGCTCCCGCAGCCGCCACGGTCGGTCAGGCGGTTCTTTGTAATCCGACTACCGGCGCCATCACTTTTGGCACCGCCGGCGCCACAAATGACACCGGTTGGACAGTTCAGACGGCTGGCGCAAAGGGCGACACGATCATCATTTCCAATCACGGCCTCGGTTATCAGCCTGCCGCGACCGGATCCTAATCTGAGGTAAAAAATGAACGATTTTGAATTAGCAAAACAAAAGGGCGTGCATGGTGTGGAAGCAAAGGGATTCATGTCCTATTCCACCGACGCAAAGGGCAAGATCAACGTCGACTACGATGCAACGGTTAAGGCAATGGCTCGAGATGCCGCATTGCAGACTCCTGTGTCTGTCGGTGTTCCGTCCGTCTTCACGACATTCATTGACCCGCAGGTCGTCCCCATTCTCTTTGCCGCCCAGAACGCTACTAAGATTTTCGGCGAAGAACGCAAGGGCGATTGGACTGACAATTTCTTCACCTTCCCGGTCGAAGAGTATGCCGGCAATGTAACTCCTTACTCTGACTTCGCAGAGAACGTCTCCACAGACGTGAACGTGGAGTACCCGACTCGTGAAAACTTCCTGTTCCAGACCGTCATCAAGTATGGCGACCGCGAAGTCGGTCTTGCGGCCAAGGCCAAGTTGAATGTTGTTTCTTCTAAACAACAGGCTTCTGCTTACGTGATGGCAATGGCTCACAACAAGTTTGCGCTTTATGGTGTCGAAGGTAAGAAGGTCTACGGTCTGTTAAATGACCCGAACTTGAATGCTTCGATTTCCCCGATCTCCATCACTACAGGATCTACCGCTAACTCTACGTGGGCGGCAAAGTGCGCAGCACAGCCTGAGAAGACTGCCAACATTGTCTATAACGACATTAACAAGCTTTGGGCTGAAATTAGCAAGAATAACGGCGGTTTGGTTGATCAGAACTCCCGCATCGTTCTCGCTGTCAGTAACACCAGAGCTCCGTACTTGACCGAACCGAACAGTTTCGGTCTTACAGCTATGACCATGCTCAAGCAGTCCTTCCCCAACATCGAGGTTGTTCAGCTTCCTGAGTTGACCACGACTGCAGGTGAAATGCTGTACATGACCGTTCCTGATCTGTTTGGCATTGAAACCGGTATCTGCGCATTCTCTGAGAAATATTTCTTGGGTCGTGTGGTTCCGGAAATGTCCAGCTACAAGCAGAAAGTGGTGGGCGGAACTTGGGGCGCTGTTATTCGTCGTCCCAGCCTCGTCGCAACAATGCTTGGCATCTAACCTGAACTAACCAGCTATGGAGGCCCGAGAGATCGGGCCTCTTTCTTAGGAGATTGAAAATAATGGCTCGAACCAACACAACTCAGAAAGCAACATCCGGAAAGGTTGTCGCAGACAATTTCAGCAACACTCAGAAGAAGAGCGCTGCTAAAACTCAGTCCACTGTGATCATTGCTTGCACTCTTGCACACGGCCTCAAATTTGACGATGTGCCGAACGGTAATGGCGGAACAAAGACGATCATCTTCCCCGGAGTTAATGATTCGCTTAGAGGAAAACGTGACGGGATCCTGCTGGGCAAGGGAAACTCGGTTGCGTTCCAGATCGACAAAGAAGACTGGGAAAACATCATTCGTATGCATGGTCAAGAAGCTGTGTTCACAGGAGTGAATGGCGGTCTTCCGTGCCTGATGGAGATGAAATCAGTTCAAGAATTCAGAAGCCGCGAGGACGAACTAAAGGAAGCATCTCACGGCCTCAATCCGATCGATCCTGAATCGGTCAACGTTGAAGAAGTTAAGAACGAAGAAGGTTAACAAAATGGCTGTCGTCGTCTTTGATCCTGAAAAATTTCGAATCCTTCATCCTGCGTTTTCGGATGAAGTTAAATTCCCAGACGAAACTCTCCAGTTCTACTTTGATTTGGCGGTTGAGTTTGTAGGGAATACGGACGCCGACAGCTTTGCTCCCTACGATCCGGACAACAAGATCTATACAAGGGAGCGGCTCCTGGATTTGGCAACCTGTCATCTGCTAACCCTCAGCCAGCAGCCGAATGGTCAGGTTGGCAGGATTGCTAGTGCTACGCAGGGAAGTGTGAGTACCAGTTTTGACCTTCTGAAAACGAATACTTTTGTCGGAGATTGGTGGGCTCAAACCCAATGCGGCGCCATGTACTGGACGCTGACTGCCAAATACCGAATCGGCGGCAGAGTTTATCCGGGAAACAATTACCATCCGTGGGGATGATGATGGGCATCAACATCACATCTAACAATGCGTTCAAAAAGCTGTCAGAGAAACTTAAGGCCGACAGCAATAAAAAGCTAGAGGTCGGAATAATGATTCCGGACATTGCCAGCATTGGGATGTATTTGGAATATGGGTGGACCCAATCAGTGACGAGTAAGCAAGGACACTATCTGTCAGCCCAGCTAGGACTTCCTCCGAACAGCAAGTTCACGACCCTGTACATGCCTCCGCGTCCGTTTATGCGAGCCACCTACGCTCAAAAACGAATGGATTGGCAGGTGAAATTTAGGTCTCGCTTCCTAAAAACGTTCGACATAAAGCATTCGTTAGGTGTCATGGGGCAAATGGCCACCGACGATATCAAGCAAACGATCCGAGAAGCAGGTATTCCGGCAGGTTCATTTCCCAAACGATCAGAGCTAACGATGGCACTGATGCAGGCAAGAGGAGAAATGGACAAGGCCAAGAAAGCTAAAGGGAAAGGCACTCTACCTAACAACGTGATGACCACAAAGCCTTTGACGCTGAGTGGCGTCTTGCAAAGCTCTATAACTTGGAAGGTTTCCTAATGTCTCTCAACCTACACGCAATTGTCCGCCAGGCGATTAACGCCAACTATGCAGACGAAACCTTCAAGCTGTATCGATCGGTCGGCCAAAAGAATGTAGGAGGGATCGTCCAAGCGTATTACGCACCAGCAGAGGAGATTCAAGGAAATTTACAAAGTGAAGGCGATAGCGCTCTTGATCATGCCAACTTAGCCGGACAGAACACCATCATCCGGCGCCTGTACCTCTACGCATCGAGCGACCAGAAGCAGCGGCCGTGGGCAATCTATAGACCACTAGCAAGGTCGGGAGATTATGTCGAAGACTCTAAGGGAGGCCAGTGGCTGATCACTGCGGTGATCGAGGATTTTTCGGACGCTGGTTGGGAGGCGGTCCGCTGCACATTCCAAACCACGCCTCAGAAACTGAATATCGCAGAGAATGAAGATGAAAGCACAAAACCTGACCCCGAACATCCGGACAGTGATCCAAGAATTTCTTGAGATATTTGCAGTTCCGGAAGTGGCGCCGGAAAACATTTTCTACGGTAACCAGAACAATCTGGCATTGCCTCCTGAAGGGAACGATTACGTCATCTATTCCTACATCTCAAGCGTGCGACACGGGACGAGTGCCGAGGATTGGGAGAAGGACCAAACCGATGACAATGTTTACCTCTCAACGACTATAGAGGTTTTGGTTCAGGTCGATTGCTACGCTTCGACGCTAAACGGCTCTGATGGCATGAATGCGATGCTGAGAGCTCAGGCCTTGGAGACAGTATGCAGGTCTCAGGTCGGCGTGCAGTTTTTCGTTGATAGAGGAATCAGCCTGCTTCATGCGGATGATCCGAGAGACACAACCATCATCGGGGACTCCGATAACTATGTACGAAGATCAACGCTGATGATCCACCTCAGCATGCAGAGCCAGATCAAAGTTTCTATGAGCTTCTTTAATGCGGTTAATGTGGACCTGAAAAACGTTGATGTGAGCTACCCGCCGTAAAACAAAACCTTTCCAAATCTTATAATGTTTTCAACGAAATGCTTAAGGATTTGGTATCCCATAGCAAGGAAAAACAATGGACAAAAAAGAAGTCGATCGGCTGATGTCTCTCTCTAACGAGGAACTCTATGACAAATATGAGGAGAAATTTGGAGAGATTCCAATTCTCCATGCTTGGGGGAGTCTTTATCCGGTGAACGAAGAGGAAAAACTTCGAGTGGTGGAGGCTTACTTAAGCGGAACACCTATAGAAGACCCTAAACCTTTGCCTAAAGGAGCCGTGTATTAACGGCCTCTAAATTGGTGTAGCTCTCAGCTAGCACCTCAGCAATTATCGTCAGCGCCTTAACGGGCGCTTTTTTATTTTGAGGAAAAATATGTCAATCAATGCTAATCGATTGGTTTCTATCACCCCTCGCATCATTGGAGCTGGGAGCGCCGATCTTGAAACAAACGGTCTGCTGCTGACCCAGAATGCTCTGATTCCTGCAGATTCTCCGGCACTGGAATTTGTGACAGCTGCCGCTGTCGGGAATTATTTTGGTGCGGAATCTCCTGAGGCGGACTTTGCCAATCAATATTTCTCAGGAGTGAACAATCAGCAGAAGGCGATTAACCGTCTTTTTGTGGCCCGTAGAATCAATGCAGATGCCGCCGCTTGGATTAAGTCTGCTCCGATCACAGCGCAACTTTCTGAACTGACAGCCATTAAGACCGGTTCCCTGACGATTTCGGTCAACGGCACAGAAAAAGAAGTCGTGAACCTCGATTTCTCTACGGCTAAGTCTTTCAGTGACGTTGCAACCGAGCTGGCTTCTGCAGTTGGAGCGGTTTCCGGCGCCTTCAATTCTGATCAAAATGCCATCATTCTGACCACTACAGAGACAGGCGATACGGCTTCAATCTCCTTCGCTACAAAGGCGACCACTGGAACGGATGTATCTGCATTGCTCGGACTGACAGAGGATTCCGGTGCCGTTCTCTCTCAAGGTTCCGATGCTCTGACACCTGCTCAGAACATGAATCTTGTGACCTCTGTTTCTCGAAACTGGGTCGGATTCACGACTCTTTATGCAACTGAGGTGGCAGAGGCTTCCGCTTTAGCGGCTTGGGCAGACATTGATGATGACTACGTGTACTTTGATTGGTCCACAGACACAAAGATGCTGGATCAATCTACCCAGTCCACGACGAAAGCCGCCCAGTTAGCTGAAAGTAATTACAACTGTTTGGCGATGGTTTACGGTACCGCTCAGGATGCCGCGGCATTCCTTGCAGTTGGCGCCTCTATTGATTGGTCCGCTATCCAAGGCATTAAGACGTGGTTTGCGAAGTCGGCTTCCGGAATTAAGGCTTCCGTTCTCAGCGACGAAGTGGCTGAAGCATTGGATGATCTCAAGGTCAATTACGTGGGTGCATTCGCAACACGTAACGCTGAGTTTGATTTCATTAACCGTGGCTGCCTGCTCTCCGGAATTTATCAATGGATTGATGCCCTTTACGGCATGATTTGGTTCAAGGCCCGCATCCAGCGTCAGATTATGGACGGCTTCGCGGCAATCAATCGCGCTCCCTACAACGCCATCGGTTTTGCTTATGTCGAGGCATGGTTGCTCGATCCCATCAATGATGCCAAGCGCAATGGCGTGATTGATACAGGCCTAGCACTGTCCAACTCCCAGATTCAGCAATTGTTGACGGAAACCAACAACTCAACGATCAAACAGGATCTCTACTCAAAAGGTTATTGGTACCTTATTGAATCTCCGTCGGCAAATGTGAGAACCCAGCGAGGAAGCCCTCGTTTGGGACTTTGGTACACCTATGCCGGTAGCATCCAACGAATTGAGATGCCTTTGACAGCCGTCATGTAATCAAAATTTCACAACCGCAAAGACCCGTCGTGATGGCGGGTTTTTCATTTAGGAAAGAATAAAAATGCCCGTACAAAACTTTGACATCACATCCGCCAATGCGTCAGCAGTGATGACGATTGAAGAGCTTTACCCGAACGGTCTGAAACTGGAAAGATTCTCCACAGATGCGGCTATTGTTGCCGATTCCCAGCAGGTTGCCGAGACCAGAATGGGTGTCGACGGTCGTATGGCTGCAGGCGTCACACCGAATATTTATCCGGTCACAATCACGCTGGAAGCAAACTCTCCGACAGCGGCCGCATTTACAACGTTGTTTGAGGCTATGAGCTCAAATAAACAGCTTTACGTTTGCAATCTGACAATCAAGATTCCATCAATTGGCAAGACCTACCAGTTCTCCAACGGTGTATTGCAGACAGCAAACCCGATGCCCGGACTTAATAAAGTCTTGGCTGCCACGACCTGGGTATTCCACTTCGAGTCTATGGAGCGCATCTAAATGAGAGATCCGGTTATCTTCAAAACGACAGACGGCGATAAGCAGCTGACGTTCAAAATTTACCCGTTCCCAGCAACGAAATCAGAAGACCTCTTAATCCGGATTCTCCTGTTGACAGGAAAAAACCTCGATTTAGACGCCTCTGTTTCGTATAAAGAGATTATCAGAGCGTTAGCATCCGTCCCTCACATGGAAGCGAAGGCCCTCTTGGATGAGCTTCTGACTGGTGTGTATAAGGTTGATGGCAACAATGAGCGTCAATTTTCGTATGACGATGCCGACGGCTACATTAGTAACCCGATGACCTTGATCCGCCTTCGTGTGGAATCCCTGAAGGTGAATTTCAGTTTTTTTCAAAATTTCGGGAAACTGTTCTCCCACGCAGAGCCGAGTTCCTAGCAGATTGCGCGAAGGTTCGGGGAGTTGCCCAAGTTAGCAACTTCCCGCCTTTGTTCTCCCGGCTTATATCCGGAGGAATGGCAACCCTCACGGAGTTGCAGACAACGATCACGCTTGAAGAAGCGTACCAGCTCGATGAGATCCTTCTAGTCAAAAACTACAACGCGTGGCTTGCAAATAAATCGGATTAGAAAATGGCAAAAACAACTGACAGTCTGTTAATCGACATTGGTTTAAATGCCGATGGGATCATTGAGTTTTTCGATAGTCTCTCAAAGAAGATCGATTTCTTGATCAAAAAGTCTGCGGATGCCGGAGACAATCTTGATGAACTTCTGGGCAACCCGATTGGCGATCAAACGGCTGCGGCAGTCGAATCAGTCAAAAATAATTCTGATGCTGCTACTGCTTCAATGAGGCAAGCTTCTCAAGCAGGTCAAAAGGCTGGAAAAGACATTGAGAAGGGGGCCAAACAGGGATCTCAGGCCCTGCAAAAACTCGACTCAATGGCCTCAAAGGTCTTCTCTGCAATAAAGGGATATGCCGGTCCCTTGGCGGCCATGTTCGGCGCCAAGATGATGTTCACGAACTTCATTGATGAGGGCGATAAGTTAGACAAGCTCTCAAAAGAAGTCCGGATGAACGTCTCTGAGTTGGATGCTTGGAGAAAAGCGAATGTGGCTGCGGGAGGTTCTGCAGATGCGTTCACTAATGCTCTGAAATCGTTCACCGACCGCACCGGCGCCAGCGCGTCTGTTTTCCTGCGCATGGGAAAACAGCTCAATGGCATGAATGATGCCCAGGCCAACTATGCCCTGAAGTATCTCGGCCTGACCCGGGAAAGTGCTGCGGTGTTCCTTCAGAACAACAAGCAAATGAACGAGCTTGTTGGGAAGTACCGGCAAATGGCCCTGTCTCCTAAAGACGCGGAAAACGCCAGACGGTTCAAAATCCAATGGGAAATCACAACCATGTCGATGAAGAACCTCGGCAATCAAGTTGCCAAGGTGTTTCTTCCGTACATCGATAAGGGGATGAAAAAATTTGGTGACTTCACAGACTTTGTTGCTCAGCACAGTGAATTCATCAAAATAGCACTGGAATTGGTTGCGGGAGCCGCGGCAATAGCTTTGGGTCCGAAGTCGGCGTTAATGCTGGGTGGAAAGGCCTTAGGTTTATTAGCCAGTCCTGTTGGGTTGGTTGTTGCCGGCATAGTTGCTTTAGCCCTTGCATTAGATGATCTAATCAGTTTTGCAAAAGGCGGACCAAGCGCGTTTGAAGACTTGCTCAGATCAATGGGCACGTCTGACGACGAAATCAAAGAGCTTCGCAAGAGCTTCCAAGATGCGTGGAAAGCCATCCAAGATCTGATGGACGCGCTAAAGCCTGTCGGAGATCTTTTCCTGAAGGCTTTCGGATCGGTCATCAAGGTAGCAGTTGAGACAATCGTTCTGACGATAGGAAAGGTTGCTGAAGTTATCGCGAAGGTCATCAACTCTGTATCTGGATTAAGGGATAAGTTTGTTGGCGCCTTTGAATCTATCAAAAGCAGCATTCAGCCGATCGTTGACTGGATCTCCAGTGCCTTGTCAGACATCACAAATTTTGAAATGCCTTCGTGGGTTAATCCCATGAACTGGTTCGGAAGTGATGACAAGAAGAAGGCAGTGGTTGCACCGGCTGGAGCAACTGCTGGAAATGCCGGAGGAGTCGTCAAAGAAAAAGGCAGAACGACAAACATAAACTCTCCGATTTCCAACCAGACTGTAGTCAATTTCAACGGAAATCCAGACAAGGAACAAGTTATTCAAGGAGTTAATCAAGGTGTCTCTCAGGCCATGCAAGGATCTACAGACATGTTGAATAACGCTGCTTCGGGGGTTGATTTCTGATGGCGTCTATAAATTCAATCATGGGATTGTCGTGGGCAGTAGTTGGAAACAACCTGCTTCCGTTTATTCCCTACGTTTCGATTGCTGCAGTTGACGCAGACCAGAGTTCTCGGATTCCGACCGAACCGATCGAAAAGGGCCAGTTAGCCGCTTACAACATTGTGCGTGAACCTGAGCGTGTAAACGTCGAATTTTTGTTCAATGGAAGCTATGCCGTTCAGGTTTTAGCGCTCGCAATGTTAGACCGGAGGATGAACAGTACAGACACTTGTACGATTTTTTCTCCGGCAAAAATCTGGCGAAATATGGCTTTGGAGCACTATGACTTCTCCAGAACTCAGACATCTAATGCTTGTATGTTGTCGATACACGCCTCTTTCGTTGAGATCATCACGGTCAACCTAAACCAGCAGAAAATCGCTTATTCACCAAAGCGAGCGACTTCTGCAGTCAAGGTTAATACAGGGCAGGCTCAAACAAAACCGACGATGGCTCAAAGCTTGATCAAATGGGCTGGAGGCCTGGGCAAGTAGAAACCTTTTTAACCATCTGGTTGCAATGGTGGTGGAACATGATTCAAATCAATATTTCAGCCCTTCCGTGGCAAGAGTTTTCTGTCGTGTTGGACGGTCAGAATTGTGTCATCAGCCTGAGGCAAGTGGCCGAGCACATGTACTGCAATTTGACATGTGAAGAAGTCGAGATATTTAAAGGGCGCAAGGTTTGCGTGGAAACGGACATCAATACTTATCCTTCTCCGAACTTTAAAGGCAAACTCAGAATGATCGACACTTTGGGCAACTCAGATCCTCAATATGAAGGCTTAAACGACCGATGGATCCTTGTGTATGCAAGCGAGGTTTTAAATGGTGCTCAATGAGACTACTTACACACAGAAAGACATTGCTGTAACGGTCGCTATGGACGGACAAGAAGCAATCACTTTCAAAGATTTTGCGGTGTCTGTCTCCATTGATAAATCAGGTTGTCCGGCATATCCAAAAGCTTCAGTTGTTCTGAAAGGATTGTCTCTGAACACAATGGAGCGTCTGACGCATCTCGGCTTTAAGTCCTTTTCTTTGAAGCGGAACAAAATCAATATTTCTGCAGGACAGAAAGGGAAGACCTTATCAGTTATTTTCAAAGGCGAGATCATCAATGCTTGGGCGGACTTCAATACAGCTCCGAGTCCAGTGTTCAAGATCGAGGCAAATTGTGGCCTTTTTCCCGCTTTAATTCCTCAACCTCCGATTTCTGTCACAGGTAACCAAACCGTTTCAGGCTTGATTGAGCAGATTTCAAAAGAAGTCGGGTACGTCCTCGAAAACAATGAAGTCACGGCTTCAATCCGAGATTGCATTATCAACGGGGACCCAGTGACAAAAATGCGTCGAATTGCCGATGCAGTTGGTGCAAATCTCTTATTTGATGATGAGAAAGTTGTTCTCATGCCGAAGAAAGGAAGCCGGAAGACACAAGGCGAATTGCCATTGATTAACTCCTCCAACGGCATGATTGGTTATCCAACATTCTCGAACAATGGGATCAACGTCTCATGTTTTTTCCGTCCGGAGTTGAGGATCGGAGCGAATTTCAAACTGGAATCAATCGTTCCTCATGCTTCCGGAACTTGGAAAATCGTCTCTCTCAAACATGAGTTGAGTGCTAATGATCCAGGTGGTGGTTCTTGGAAAACTTCAATTTCCGGAATATATCCGAGGTGGTAAATGTCAGACAAAGAACTTAGTGCGAACTATGACAACTTCGCCTCAAGCAATCCGTTGAATTCGATGGAGTTTTTTGTTCGTTCGCTGATCTCTCAGGTGGTAAGTACCTCCTTGCCTGTTGTTGTGACGGCGGTGGAACGTAAAGGAGAAGAAGCCGGCGCCGGATATGTCACGGTCAAGCCACTTCTCCAGCCCAGAAACAATTCAGGAGACGGCTTGGAAGTGACTACTATTCCAAAGCTTCCGTATTTTCGTTTACAGCATGGAAAAGCCGCGATTATCTGTGATCCTAAGGTGGGAGACATCGGATTGGCAGTTGTGGCAAAGCATGACATTTCAAACATCAACGGCAGCACGACTCCAAAGGTTCCTGCAACTTATCGAAAATTTGATCCGTCCGATTCGTTCTATATCGGTGGTTTCTGGGGAAAGGCTCCGGAGGTCTTCATTCATCTGGAAGACGAGGGAACAATAAAGATTAAAGCTCCGACAAAGATCACGATTGAATCTCCGGAGTGCGAGGTCAATGCGAGCACCAGTTTCACAGTCAACTCTGCTCAGATCAATTTGAACGGACCAATTTCCGGCGGTGGTTCTGGAGGTGCTGATGCAACATTCACAGGTGATGTAAATGCGAAGGGCATCAGCTTTACCAGCCACACGCACACAGGCGTCCAAAGCGGAAATTCAAGCACCGGCGCCCCGCAGTAAACGAGGAGTTAGATCATGCCGCATACAGCAAAAACAGCTCTTCTGAATCCTCAGTCATGGGATCTGCAGCTGACGAAAGAAGGGAACATCCTTTTAACGTCCGGAGCTTTGGCAATAGCTCAGAACTTGGCTAATGAGGTTCGTTTGTGGACAAACGATGCTTATTTTCAGCGGGCCAACGGCATTGCATGGAAGGAAGCCCAACTCGCGAAAAAGCTGGATTCCTCCGTCCTTGCTCAATTGATCCATGAGGCTGGGAATAGGGTTGATGGTGTGAAGTCCGTTGATTCTGTGGACATTACCGAGTTCGATGAGGAAACGAGAACTCTGCACGGAGAAATCACGATCACAACCGAACAGGACGAAACAGTTTCTTTTGTGTTCTAAAAAATTATGGCTCAAATCATTTTTAATCCACTGGTCGGCGTAGAACTGCCGAGTACGCAAGAGATTCGTTCCGATCTCGGCTCCAGGATCCAGCAGGCGTTTCAAACTTCACCGACGGATCCACTTTTGAACATCGAGCCCAGTTCTCCGATGGGACAGGTTCTTGATCTGATCGTGGCCGAAATCGAGGCTAAAAACTCTGAGATTCTTTTCCTGTCGAACATGGTCAACCCGGATCTCGCAACAGGAAGGTTTTTAGATGCTCTGGCGGCTCTTTACGGTTTAGATCGCAAAATCTCCGAACCTACAGTTGTCAATTGCGTGCTGACAGGCTTGAAGGGAACAGTAATACCCTATGGCGCCATTGCACAAGACTCCCTCGGAAATCAATACAGACATTCGGCGGCAGCAGGCGCACGCATCGGAGACACAGGAAGCGTCGCAACGACCTTTACCGCTATTGAACATGGCCCGCTAGAAGTAGCAGCGGGAGCAGTGAACAGGATCGTTACAACTATTGCCGGATGGGACACTATTACCAATCCTACCGCCGGTGTGGTCGGTCGAGATGAAGAGACGGACGCAGAACTAAGAAATCGAATGGTTGAAAGTTATGCCGTCAACGCGACAGGATATGTTGAAGCGATCGAGGCAAACCTAGCAGCGCTTGAAGGCGTTCTTGATGTCAGAGTTTTAGAGAATCCGACGAACGCGGTTATCACGCAGTTCGGCGTGAGTATCAGTCCTCACTCTATTCTGGTCGCTATTGTTGGCGGAGAGGATGAACAGATTGCTCAAACAATCTACCAACGAAAGGACGCGGGGTGCGGGACTACTGGAACCTATCAGGTTTTCTTCACAGACTCTAGGTTCTACAACGCAACTTACGTCTACAACATTGTCAGACCGCAGAATCAAGCTCTCAAAGTAAAGATCGAATTCTTTGCCACTTCAATGAATCCGACCGAGAAGAACAACGTCATCCAAGCTGTAATAAATGATGTTCTAGGACAGGGTGCGAATGACCGCGTTTCCTTGGCTTCGACTGTCTACGCTTCTCGGTTTTATGCCGCAATTCAATCCGCGACAGAAGTTCCGGTTGCATCCATTCAAGTTGCTTTAGGTTCTGGAGCTTTCGGATCCAGTGTTCAAATTCCTGCAAATGTGGAGCCCACGATTCAAGAATCGGATGTGTCTCTGGTGTTTCAAACAGGAGGCTAACGATGGCTGATTCTGCAACATGGCGGAACATTCTGAGTGTTGAAGACTTTCGCAAACTCTCAAATGTCCGATCGCTTATTTCTATTGCGCTCCAGTCGCAGTATTCGCACTCAGAGCGATACAGACAATTAGGGTTACTTTTCAATGCGGAATTAGACGCGTCCCCTCAGTTGGACGCGTTTTTTAATTTCATATTGAACCCTGATACTGCCTCCGGGGTTTGGCTGGATTGGTGGGGAAAGCGCGTAGGAGTGAACCGGAACCTCGTTGTCGACGGTCAGGACACTCGGCTGGATGATGAGTTTTTCCGTTTCCTGATTTTTTATCGCGCTGTTGTAAATGTTTCGAACTCTACAGCTGAAACCATAAACTCCCTGTTGACTCGGCTGATCGGTCTTCCGGCATTCGTAAACGACTATCAGGACATGACCATCAACATCCGTATTGTGGGTGAGCCGAACTCAGTTCAAATCGCGATTCTCAAAAACTACGGGCTGTTGAATAGGCCTGCAGGCGTTCTGGCGAATGTCGAAGCAGTTGTTCCAAACACATTGGTCTTTGGTTTCTACGGATCAAAACTTCTTCCCTTCAATCAGGGCGTATTCAATCCTTCAAAGGTTATTGATATATGAGCAACTATCCTAAATTTCAAATTCCCGGAGTTGTGGCCGCTAGCGGGGAATACACGATTCCTCCCTTGACTCCAACTGAAGCGGGAACCGGACGCTTGTCTGTTCAGGAGGGCTGGGGGCCTGTCAATGCTGTGCCGATCGAGCAGGGCGGTATCCCGCCGCACAAAGCAGACTTCAACGGTGTCTTGTTCCTGTTGTCTCAATTTGCAGTGTGGTTCCAGCAGGGTGGAATCATGAATTACTCAGCCCTACTGGATTACGAGGTTGGCAATGAGGTCATGCAGAACGGAACAAAGTACCGCTGTGTACAGCCAAACGGCCCTCATTCAACGGCGGTAGCTCCCGGAACGAACAGAGCAGTTTGGAAAAATATTGACATCACAGTTCCAGCCGGCGCCGTTGTTCCTTTTTACAACGTAACTCTTGGAGGAACGGACAACAGGAATCCTATCTTTTGGGGATCTACCCAAGCTGATGTCGGCTGGGTTTTATGTGACGGCGGCTCTGACGGAAGCGGAGGAACGGTCCCAAACTTAGTAGGAAAGTTTGTTAAGGGATCCTTGCCTAAGAATGCCGGTACTACAGGAGGGGCGGCAACGATTGAAATTCCAAGTCTGTCTGTGAATGGAACCATCGGAGGAACGGCACTTACTGTCGCGCAGTTACCCGCACATTCTCATGGAGCAAGTACTGGAGGTGCGGGTGATCATACTCACTCAAAAGGAAGTATGAACATAACTGGCACCTTCGGCGGATGGGATTGCCAAGGAGGTCTCGATGGTGGAGGCGCCTTTTACGTAGAAAGTTATGGCAACTGGAAGGACGCTGGGGGTTCTTTTAAAGATGATGTTCTTCGCCGGGTTGGTTTTAATGCCGCAAATTCTTGGACGGGGACTACCTCAACGAACGGGAACCACACTCACACTGTATCGGTAGGGAATACGGGGAGCGGACAAACTCACACTCACCCACTAAATGCGAATGTAAGCATCTCAGGCGTTACCAATGAGCCGCCTTTTTACACACTGGCCTATTTTCTGCGATTGCCGGAGTAATAGAACATGGCAAAAACGAAATTTCAATTTCATTACACGCCCACAGGAACAGGCGTAATCAGCGGTCCAGAGGTTCTGAAGCAGACGGAAGATGCAATCAACGATGTCGGAGCTTATGCAGATCAAGCTTCCGACAATTCATCGGAGGCCCTTTCGATTGCAAAGGAAGCTCGTCAAACGGCTCAAACCGCCAATTCAACATCTTCTAACGCCTTGGCTCAGGCTAACGCTGCTAACGAAAAAGTTGAGACGCTGAAACAAACGGTCGATGACTGGGACGCAGACATCCAAACATCGATCGCGCAGTCGAAGTCGGCGATTGATGCATCTACGATTGCAGTAAATACTTCTAATACAGCTCAAGCGTCAGCTGCGGCCGCACAAACTGCGGCTCAAAGTTCTGCTGCCAGTGCCCAAACGGCGCAAAACAACGCGGCCCAAGCAGTCCAAACAGCACAGACGGCCCAACAAGCAGCAGAGACAGCTCAAGGAAATGCAGAAACGGCACAGGCGGCAGCTCAAACAGCTCAGACAGCGGCACAAACGGCAGAGTCCAAAGCTGTGGAGGCCGCTTCCAATGCTTATGCAGTTCGAGTAATTGATCAGGTTTTAACTGCTTCCGGAACTATCCAGATTGCTGATTTAAAACCTCAAGGAAATATAAAAGCTGGAGACACGGTTGTCGGTACAGATGGTCGAATGTTCCGGATAAGTTCCGTAAACACAACTGCAGGTACGGCTCTTTTATCGGCAGACTACACAGACCTAACTCCTTCTGTTTCTTACGAGGCTCCCCAAACCCTATCAGCCACTCAACAAAATACGGCGAGAAGCAATATCGGTTTCAGTGCTGGAGTCGACAGTTGGGCTGACGATAGTTTCAACGATCGGACCGATGATTACTTATGTCCGATTCTTGAAGAGTTGATCCTCGAGAATGGAGGTACTCAGCAAGAAATCGATGACATAAAGAATGCCCAGACAGGACAAGACGCTGGAACAGAGAATCCTTAATTAAGGAAAAAGTATGAAGACACTTGAAGAAGTTAAGCAAGAGATGCTTTCAAGGGCAATGAATCGACCTTTGTCTAAATATTCACTAAAAGATTCTGATGGGAGGATTGCAGTTTCGTCCAATTCTCCCGGACAACATGCATTCATCGATGCTAAGGATGAAGCTTTTGCTCAAAGCCATTACACCTTGTCAGAAAGATTTAAACGAGAAGACGGAACCATTATCAAATATTGGAAATTAGAACCCAGTCCTAAGGGATATTTCCAGAGTGCTGATGGGGACTATTACCTTTCAACTGAGCTTCCGGAACTGGATGATGATTTCGTGAAACAGCAGTATGAGCAGGAGGTCAGAGGGGAGCGCAATGCTCGAATCTCAGACACAGACGACTATGTGAAACTGCCTGATATTACGGTCGCAA